GCTGAACCTGTGTTAGTTACAGTGTAGACACCGTTGTGTGCTGCGTTAGTTTGGTTATACACAAGTACACGATCACTAGTAGACAGCGTAACGCCATCAATAACTAGTGCAGCTTGTGTACCGCTGTTTGTAAGTGTAGCACCTACGCCTGACGTACCATTGTCATACGTAGCAGTAAGTGCGCTGGGAGCCTCAACACGTACTGGTGTGTGGTAGTGAATACCTGCTGCAGCAATCGTATCCACGTACTCTTTTGTCGCAGCTTGTAATGCCGAAGTGGGATCACCTGATAGGGTTACCGTACCTGTGGCTGTAATATCTGTTGCAGTAACGTCTGCAAACGTGACATCTTCTCCTGCTACAGCAGCTTTGCTCGCAGGGTATGTCATAAATACGTCTTTGTTACCACTGCTGAAGTTAACAGCAGAAGTACCATTTGAGCCAGCGTAGACAGTTGTACGTGTCAGGGTGTTACCTGTGTTAAACGTACCTACACCAACTTCCCATTCGTCTGTACCTGAAGCGGTATGCACAATGGCATAAAAGGTTGTGTCACCATTTGACATGACACTTTGAAATGCGTCAAATGTCGCAGAAGCTCCTCCTAGAGATACATCACCTGTACCTGTAGTAGTCGTGATCTCTTTGACACGATCCTTAATAATTAATGCCATTGTTTATACCTTAGTTTAGCTAATACGTATTACTGCGCTAGAAGAGTCGTTGGTTGGGAACACAATAGTGAAATCACCAGATGTTGATGTCACTGTGCCGCCAAAGTCAAAGACTGCAATAGCTTTGTTGCTAACACTACTGTTGTAGATAATAGCACCATCAGCAGAAATAGTTAAGTTGCTAAATACTTCGTCTGCAAAGTCAACGTAAGCCACACCACCAGAAAGGCTAACAGTAGGGCTATCTAGTGCTTGACCACCTGCAGTGTAGTTAGTACCTGTAGCTTCATCTGAGTTACCTGTAACGTCAGAATAGTTTGTTGTAGCAGCACCATAGGTTCCTGTAGGTGTATCCTTAATCAAGGCAACCTTCAATGTGTGGTTGTCTAAATCATGCTCACCCTGCAGTAATTCCTGTTTAAAGCTGTTACACATTGCTGTAGTAATTGCCATGAGTATATCCTCTTTTTAAAGTACAATGGGGCCAGCATTGAGCCAGCCCCAAAGTTTACAGTTATCAAGCTAGGTTGTAACGTGCTGTTACAAGAGCTTCTGGACGCAGAATCTTACGACCGTATAGGTGCATACCACGAACGATGTCCGCAAATGAATCTGGGTCACGGTATGTTTCTGTTTTGTTGATCTGCTCGGCAGTAGCAACTGCAGAGTCATGACCAGCGACGATAGCACCGTAGTTAGTGTTCTGGTTCGCTGTACCAGTTGTAGATGGTCCAGTACCTACAGATGGTAGGTTGTTTGAAACATATACACGGAAGCCGTTCCAGTTGTTCAACACTAGACCGTTACGTAGTGCACCTGCATCACCGAAGTCAGAATTTAGAAGACGTGAATCTTCGTCCATTAAGATTTCCATCATGACAGGGTCAATTACACACCAACGCCCTGCTTTGTCAACGTTCTGTTGGTCAAGCAAGCGGCCCATACGTGCAATCAACATTGTTGGTGATACATAGGCTGTTGGAAGTGCTGTAGCACCTGGTAAACGTGCAGCAACTGGGATTGAGTGATCGTCAGCACCAGAAGTTGTGATGTTGCCGAAGTCACCTTTGTTCAGTTTGTTAGCTGCAAGCAATTCGTCTGAACCAGCAGATGAGTTTGCTTTTGTGCCGTTCACAGTTGTGTTTACTGTGTCAGCATTTGAGTGCAGCGCAGACTGAGCGTAACCTGATAGGTAGCCCAATACTTCTTGGTCATGCTGGTCAGCCAAGCGGTAAGCCGCACGGTTGGTAGCAAGATCCATGAAGTTGACATGTGAATGCGCTTCCTCGATGTCATCCATTTTGAAGGCAAAGTAGTTCGCCTTGTCAACGACTAGTGAGAAATCGTCATCCTGAAGATCTTGTGCTGCGATGGTTGTACCACGAGCATATGCTGAAACTGAAATCTCAGGTTCTTTGATGATCTTCACAGTGTCACCTTGTGCACTGATCTCTCCGAAATAATCAGAGTTCGTAATATCACCTACAACAGTTGACTTGCGGAAAGCAAGCTGAACTTTCTTCGAGTAGATGACTGGGGAAAAATTCCCGTTTGGCAGGTTAGTGTAACCTGACGCTGATGCAAAAGCCATAATTAAATCCTCCATGATATTTGGCTTTGGGGAAAAGCTAAACACCTATAAAGAGGCTGATCGTTTTCTAGGGTGCGTATACAATACGAAGTATAATGATCAGCCATACTTTACGTAGTATACGGGCCTGTACTTGAACAGGTTGTTCTTCTTAGTTTAGACTTTTATGTAGGGAAGTAGTTTGGGGTTAAGAGGTAGTCTATAAAGAGG